CAAATCTGCCATTACCGACTGTCTCGACAAGTTGGATACCGATCATAAGGCTGAACTGGCGCAATTGATGACCCTAAACTTCCAAACCTTTAAAAATGTTCAAGTCTTGGCGCGGTGAGGTATAGCCACACCGTCCAGCCCGATTTTGAAAAACGACAGCTCACGGTTAGTGCGCCGCATTGCCTCGACCTGACCCTCGGTCTGGATAGCACCAACAGCAGCAATGTAGTGACGTGCCTCGGCAAATTCAGCGCTTTTTTGCTTGAGTAACGGCAGTAGGGCAGAGGAGTCCTTACCGACGATCTTTTCAAACATGTGCTCTTTTTCACGCGCCGTGGCATTGGTTTTGTCAATCGCGTCGCTGATTTGCATCAGCACTTCGTCAGGTCGTTTATTCCTGAGCTTGTCAACGTTGATACCGATTTCATCCAACGATTCGGCAAAATCTTTGTTCTTTTTGCCCGTTTGCCCAATTTCCATGATGCGGTCGTTTACCGCACCAAAGGATTTGGCAATGTCACCCACCTCGCCGACCTTACGATCCAATCCGCTGAAACCGCTCAATAGTTGGATTTCGCGCAAGCGCTGGGTAGTCATGCCGCTGGTTTCCGCCAACCCGTCCATTTCTTTGCTCATTTTGGCAATGTGCGAAGTGGCGGCAAACGTTGCCATCGACATACCGACAGCACCACCCACGGCAGCGAGGTGCGGGGCAAGCCCGACCGCAGCGGCTGAAAGGGATGCCATTGCCGTTTTGACAATTAGCAGTTTGGCGGATAAGCCTGAAAACTGTTGGGCGGTGTCGCGCACATCAATGGATTTGAGGGCTGAATTGAATCCGAGGGTTTTAGCTCTAGCGTGATCGGTGTGTTGGGCAAGTTGGTCACGGGCAGCAGCAAGGTCTGCGGTGTCAATGCCTGCGCGGTGCAACGCGTCGGTTGAGTGTTCCAGTTGCGCCGTGTATTCGCGCTCCTTTGCCTCAAGCGCCGCCAATTTCTGATTGGCTTTCTCATATTCCCTGGTTAACTTTTTGGTGGGGTTTTCAGTCGCGGCAATTTGGGCAGCGAGTCGCGCCTGCGTCTCACGCGCTGCTGTCAGGCTTGGCTGCAAGCGTTGCAGCTTATCCTGATATTTCTCTGCCCATTTGAGTTCCCGACCCGCCTGTTCGAGCTGTTTTAGCTCTTTCTTGGCGTTTTCGATGGGCGCACTGAGGTTGCGAAGACCCTGCGAAAAGCGGTCTTTCAACTCAATCAGAATGCCAAACGAACGGTCAGTCATGCTTACCCGTAGATGATTTTCGCCCGTTCAAGGGCGAGTTTTTGCCATTTGAGCAAATCCCTGACGCGCATTGCCATTAGGGATTCGTGCGACCAGTGGAAGACTACGGCGATATCGGCAATGATGCCGTCGTAACACCCATCGCGTTTCCCAGCAGCGTTTGTGCCGTGACTGCCATGTGACTCCAATCACCCATTTTTAATGATTCGATCATATCAATCGGTTGCTTAGTCAGTGCTGCCACGGCTTTGGTCATTTCACCGATGACTGTTAGACGGGTAACGTCAATATCAGCCAGTTGCAGGGGAGTTAGCTCATCTGGGTCATCGTCATACGCCAACTCAGCAATCAGTTTGCCACCGTATTCGATGGGCTTTTTCAGCGGGTAGGTTTGCTTGCTCATCGTTTCCGGCTCTCCGCGCTGTGGAATTCGGCTTTGAACTTGCCGTCTTTGCCGCCTTTGATGGCTTTGACGCACGCCGCTTCGGGCATGATGTGGGTTTCACCGTCGGTGTACTTGATCGTGATCATGACGTTGTTCATCGCGTTGAACGACTGCACGTCAAAACCCGCACGGTGCAATACGGAAATATCCAACTGCGCACCCGTGTTTTTCTTGCGGATGAAACCACCGTCACCCGCTTTCATGCCCTCCACCAGTTCCTTTTCGGTCTGGGACGGCTGGAATTCCGCATCGTTGTCGACCAGTGGGACAGCACCCAACCCGGCAATCGTGACGCTCTCAATTTGTTGTAGTAGTGCCATTGGGCAAATCCTTAAAAAGTAACAAAGCGGTCTTTACCCGCCAAAACGCGGAACTGACCAATGATCGTTGGGATACCGCTGTAGTTGATGCGGTCTTGGTTGTCGGGGTCGATCTCGACAATCAGCGTGTTGCGGTAATTCTCAAAATCGTCAAACCAGCCTTTTTCCCGCATCGCGTAATTCAGGTATTGGGTTTGCAGGAAGCCCGCGAATTCATCGGTATCCAGAATCTTTTGACCTGCACCGTAGAGGCTTGCGTCCTTCGCAATCTTGTAGCCAGCGTAGGTACGCATCGCGACAAAGTTGATGTAACGCCGCCATTTCTTGAGCACTTCCGCCACCTGAATGTCGCGGAACGCGCTATCCGCTTCGCCTTGTGGGTTGATGCGGTAGGTGGTCACGAGGTACTTGATTTGCACCTTGTCGATGTTGTTTGCCCACGTACCGCAGCCATTGTGCGCAAGGTCATTACGCTGGCGCGTGGTGAACTCGGTGGCGGGTGGGGTGATGTACGGCAGCACGGTATCGGTTTCCGGTGCGGCTGGGTCGTTGTTGAGCTTGTCAGCCATCACACAGGTCAACACGGTGTTCCACAGGTGCGGTTTTTCCGGTGTACCCACACCAATCGGCAGCACGTTGATGTGTGGCGAATTCAGCGTTGCCGCAAAGGCAATGCCGTCATCGTAGCCAAACGGCACAACTACAAACGCCCGTGACTCACGCGCCACCATTGCATTCCAACGGCGGTCGAGTTCATCGCTGATCAGGCTCACGCTGGTGATGTCGTGGTACGGCAACATGATGTAGTCGTAACGGTCATCACCCAACGCAGTTAACAGCGAGTCGATGTCAGGGGATGCGGTATCGGTAGCGGTTGCCAGCGTGTCGACAGACACGGCGTACAGTTCCGCGCTCTTGCTGACCTTGAGTGCCAGCGTAGCGACTTCGTGCAGCATAGAGCTTGCCCCGAATTTAACACCCGCGTCTTTGGCGGTGCTGATGCGGGTAATCTGGTGGTCAGGTTGTGTGCCTGTTGCGAGTTTGTGACCGACCAGCAGCACGCGGGGCGGGTCAACCAGTGACCCTGCGAGGGATTGGTCGAATTCGAGATAACCGCCGGGATTCAGGGTATCGCGGGGGATTTGGTCAAACGTGATGGACATAATCAGCTCCTACGGAGTCGGTTGGATAGCATTTCATGCGCTCTGGCGCACTCCACGCAGGTTTGGATACCGGGGAGTGCCACCCGGCGTAATTCGGGGATGTCGTTACCGCATTCCACACATTCAACGGCGGAAACTCCGCCAAACCGATGACGACTAGCAACCAAAGCGTGCAGCTCGTTATCAATACGCTGGTTAGCGCTATCAATATCGTCAGCCATTTAGTGTTTGCCACGGGTGCTACGCTCGACGCGTTGGTTACGTTGGATTTGTTGTTGCTCACGCAAGTGCCGCTGGTGGTTGTAGTACCAGTTGATGCAAAACGTGGCGATTGCCAGTGTGATGTAAACGCTCTTTTCCCAGTCAATCGACGCAAAGAAGCCTACGGCGGCGGCGACGTAACTGGCGGCGCTGGTAAATGTTGTATTGTGATCCACTGTTTCTGTTCCGGTTGTCATCGCCTCAAAGTCCACGGTTACACGGCAAAATCCTTCTCACCTGATTGTCGTGGATACCGTGCCAGAGGCGCGACAAGCGCGTTTTTGTATTGCGCCCCGACAAAATTACAGGTACAGCACGCCGCGAGTGCCGTGGCGGTCGGTGTGATCGAGGCGGAAGGCGAATATATGCAGACCGGATGCAGGGTCGCGTTGTGCTTCGCCCGTTACTTGTAGCGCGCTGAGCCATTCGTCATCCAGCAACCATTGGCAGGCTTTTTTGACGTACTCAATCCCCAGCGCGACGTTGGTATCGTTGGCGGGTTTGCCCAACAGCGTCCACAGCAGGGATTCCGCCACGGGTTTGGTGTTGTACGCATCACCCCACCAGCCGCGCTCACCGTTGTGTTGCGCATCCGTCCACACGCTGATCAGGATGGCGGTTTCGAGGCTGGCATCGGTTTGCAGGTCTTGTCCGTCAAACTGCACATCCCATTGTGACCAGTCCGCCGCGCCGAGTCGCAGATCGACAAAGCCGAGGTCGATGTCGCTGGCGGGGTTGGTGGTGATGGGGAGCTGGTTGGCAAGGCTGGGCAGCGGTAGCGGGGCAAGCGGGGTGAGTTCGGGGATAACGTTGGCGTTGCGTTCAACTTGGCTCACACGCCCGATCAGCAGGCGCATGTCACGCCCGATTTGGGCAAAGATTTCTTTTTCGCGGGTAATCTGGCTAGGGTTTACGGTTTCCATTGCACAATCCTGCAAATGTTACACAAAATGTGACAAAAAAACGGGGAGCAATTGCCCCCCGTCAGTCCTTCAATCAAACCACGGATGGCAGATTAAGGGCGCACACCGTCACGGTAGTCGGTGTAGTCGATCAAGCCCAAACCGCTGATGCTGCCAACGTTAGCCGCCAACTGAGTCAGGTCAGCGTCAGACGCTGCACCGAGGTTAGCGCGACCCTGTGCTTTTTCAGCAGCAGAGAACGCCTGCACACTGTCAACACGGACAACCTTACCAAGGATTGTCATGATGTTGGTGATGGCATCCGGGTTATTTTGAAACGCAGCAGCTAATTCAGCCAATGTGTCCATTGCAGCGGGTGCGCCATCAACGACCGCAGACACACCTTGCGCAATCGCTTGCGCGATTTTGGTACTAGACCATGTGGTGTCAGTGTCAGTGGTGGTGTCGTCGATCAGGGCGGAAGTGGCACTTTCAGCCGCAGCGATGCGGGTTGCCAATTCGTTCAACGCACCAACAACAGTGCTCTTTTCAGTCGTGGATAGACCTGCCAGTGTGCCGATTTTGCCGGATACGGCTTCAATCGCAGCATTTTGGAGTTTCTGGTCAAGACCGATTTCGCGGAACAGTAACTGTAAGCGAGCAATCAGATCAGGGGATACAGCAGTAATTGCCATGTCATGTACCTCAAGGGAGAATCACCGGAGACCGTCCGGCACGGGTCATGCCATCAGCCACCACGCACGGGGCGTGATTAGTGGGCTGGTTAGCGTGATTTCTAGGATGTCGCTATCGCGAGCGTGGCGGTATTCCGTCAGCCCATCAGCAAATAAATCGGTTGCCTCTGCCTCGGAGAGTTGCGCACCCATGAGGATGTCGAGCAATTCGCCCGCGCTGCTTGGCTCGCTCATTGTTCAATACCTTCCAGCAGCACCGTGCCGTTACCGATGATGGTGAGCACGTCGCCTGCGTTGGCAAGGTGCTTTTCGGTCGGGTTAGGTAGGTATTTTCCGTTGATGCGGATAACCATCCCAGAGACTGACCCGGCAAGATGCAGGGCGTAAGCCGCTGGCCCGCCAAACGTGTACAGTTCAACGGGGGTGATGGTGTCGATTTGCTGGTGTGCGAGGATGCCGTGTTTCATGGGCGCAGACTAACGCGCTACGCCACGGGTATCAGCTAGGGCTGTTTTGTATTGCGCCCCGACAAAAACGGATTCTCGGTGGCGGGGGAAAATACGACGTTGCCCTTGGGGTCGATGTAGCCCAAACCGGAGGGTGATAACGTGCCAGCGTATTCGAGGTTCATCTTAAACCCCCAACCGCATTCTAGCGGCCCGGTGCATTTCATGCGGTATTCCATCAGCGGTACGCTGCCCGTAAAATGCAATGGGCGGGTGACTTTTGTGTGGCACACTGCGCCGCAAAATGGACAATTCATGCAAACCCCTGCTTATGCCGTTATTGCCTTTTATTATCTCATATCCATCTTAATAATCTATTAATATCATTACTATATTCTATTTTATCTATCATAAGTCCACAAAAAAGCCCCAGTGACGGGGCTTCTTTGAATTCTGTTACAGATTTCAAATGCTGGCGAGGTATACCCCGATACGGCGGTCGAGGGCTTCTTCCAGCAACGCGGGCACGGCGGGCATGATGCTATCAATCACGCCCTGCACGATAGTGTCAGTATCCGCCATCGTGGCTTTGATGGGGTAACGGTCGTCAGTGAGGCGCTGCATCAGCACGTTGTTGCCGTTGCGCCCATCCATGTAAAAGCCGTTGCGCCACGTAAACCGCCCCACTTGCACTTGACCTGGTGTAAACGTTGCGCCGTGCATTCGGGCGAGGCGTGTCCCCTGCATCCGGTATTTGCCGTACCACAACCACGCAGAGCGCACGCTATGATGCCGCGCATCACTGCGGGTGGAACTCATGCGGCTTTCGATCATGTGCGGCATCACGCCGATTTCAGCCGCTACAGCTCGCTGAATCATCCGGTCAACTTTGACAATAGCCACTTCGTTGACGGTGGCACGCAGGATTTTATCAAGGTCATCAGCATTGATACGCGCCAGCGTTGCCTGTAACCGCGCAAAATCCCGCGCATCGACGTTGATCTCTAAGCTACCCGACATAACGCACGCTGTGCAGCGGTAGCAACGCAGGGCGCTCTTGCAGCGCTTCACGCTTGTAGGTGATGCCGTTGATGTCGAGATTGCCGTCAGCCGCCGGAACGTAGCGCACGCGCTCACGCAGGCTTAGGCTGACCACAATCACCGACTCGTGATCGTCCAACGGTTCGGCACTCACCTTGCACCGCTTATCATTGCCGCGACTCGCGGGGGCAAGATCATCCAGTATCAGTTCCAGCGACAGCAACAAATCCAGCAAATCCCCCGCGAACGGCTTGATAACAAGCGTCGCGGGTGGCGTGATGCCCATCTCAATCGGTGCATCAGCCGCCAGCTTGCCGTCAGGGTCATACGGCAGCGCGTACTCTGGCGTAGCCTCGGTGATGTACGTCGTCACCTGTTCCCGCGTCACCAACCGCGTGCTGATCAGCATGTTTTCCAGCTTGGTGAGTAAAGGGGTCATATCGTTGACACTCGCGTGGCGGGTTTGCCGATCAGTACGCGCACCTCACGGGCGGACTGGTTAAAGTGCCAATCGCCCTGCTTTGACTTCATGTCAAATTCGGCAGCGCCTTTGTCGGTCAGAGTGTAGTGGGCGAAATGCTTTTGCAACTCACCCTTGGCACGCAGGTAGACCGCGAGACGATAGGACAGCATCAGCACGGTTTCCTTGCCCACGGTGTCGGCTGGCACGTCTGCCAGCGCCAGATAACCGAGTTGGATTTGCTGGCACTGCCATTCGAGCGCAGCACGTTGCACGCGGCTGATCGCCGATTGCAGCACGTCACGCAGCATTTCCGCTGGTGCGGTTGCATCAATCCGCTGCGTTTTCTGGAAATCCTCAAGGGACAGTTCGGGGAAAAACCCGTTGCCGCCGATGGGCGCGTCAGGGTGTAACGGTTGGCGGGAGACAACAGCCATGCGCCCTACTCCGAATAAAACGCACAACACCGCACGACGGCACTATCCAGCGGGTTAACCGGAGTATCGGCTAACCGTGCTAGGGTGCGGTGGTGCGGGTGTGCGTTGGGGTGTTGATCGGTCATGCAGCGGTTGCCCCGCTACTGAGTTGTTTGATCTTGCGACGCAGGTTTACGCCAGCGTCGAGTGCTTGCGCGGTTTCGTAACACATTAGCGCAGATTCAGTGGCGGCATTCGCTTCAAGCCACCCACCCGTGCCTTTGTAGACCGCCGCCGCGATTTTATCCACGATGTCCCATTCAGGGTGTTCGCCCATCCATTCGTGGACACGGCAAATGTGGTCGGTAATGGGGGTATTCGCCGTCATCTGCGCTACAGCCACATCCCCCACAGTGCCGAGGATGTAGTTCGGGAAATTGCGCTTGAAACTTTCGGGCATCACCGCCCCACCCTGCCCCATGCAGTATTCCGCTAGCGTCATGCCATAGTCGAGGTCTTCGGTATCAAATGCCCAGATCATGTTGCGCACCAGCACCGCACCGGGCTTGCGCTCGTGTGCCATGTGTTTGGTGAGGTAGTCGCGGTAACGGGGCAATAGCTCGCTGCGCTTCACTTCCTGCTTGCGGTTGATGCTGTTGAGCATGTGCAGGCGCTCCACGTCATTGGAGAGGCTTGCCAACATCATGGGGTAGTCTGGCCCAGCGATTTCGCGGCGTGTTGACGTGCCAACAGGCGGTTGGTGTGCCGCCTGTCGTGGGTTAGTGGCGGCAAGATGCTGCCGCCACTTGTCTTTATGGGATTGCACGACCACTACGGCACGACTTTCCATTTGTCTTCTGCCGTCAGTGGAATCCACTCGCCAGCCTTGTTTTTGATGCTGATCGCGTCAGGGTGGACACCCGCCACGGTTTCAAACATTTCCACGGGGAAACCTTCGTAGGCGTAGTAGTAATCCAACAGACACATCTTTTCGTCGTCATCCGTCACTTTCATGCGCAGCGTGCCGTTTTGGCTGTAGCGGCTCAGGTTGGCAAACGGAGTCAGCAGCAACCCACGCTGGGGGAAATGTGCCGATTCCGCAATCGGGCGACGACCGAAGCGATTACCTGTCACGTACAGGTCAATCATGGGCTTTTCGGATGGCTCGACGAATGAGGCATACATTTTCAAGTAGCTGTCTGTTACCAGATCATCACCACAGATTGCCATCAGGTCGGTGCGGGTGCGGAATGGCTTGTCGATCATGCCGTTCAACGCCATGACCAGCTCGTCCATGTTTTCAAAACCGTTGTCACCCGCACCAGAGCCTACACGGATTTCGTCAACACTGCCGTCAGGATTCAAACCCAGCAACTTTTCAGGCGCGTTATTGATCACCTGCTGAATCCAGCCAATGGAATTGTCTTGCAACATGCCGTAGCTAGCAGGGTCAGTGACAGGCGCGACAAACTGACCATTCCAAGCGGTCATCAGGATGTCATGGGCGCGTTGCTTGATGACCATATTGCGGAACATCGCGTAAAACTTTGCAAACGTGCCTGACCATGTGTCGAGCTTCTTCCAAGGAATCATTACGTCGCGCTGCACTTCATGCAGCTCATAGCTGCGCTTAGCGATGTCAGACGGGTCATGTTTAGTACGGCTGGTCAGCGGCGTGTTGCGGCGGGATACAGGGCCTTTCACGTCCATTTCCAGCTTTTCGCCTTTGAGCTGATCCACACCGACGAAATTTACCTTGTTCAAAAAGTCGCTGCTTTCGCGGATTTTCTCATCCAAACGTTGCTGGACGTTAGGTTCTTGCACATTAAAAAGTTCGGTCGGGTCGCCGTTCGGTGCGCCGTAAACTTGGGCGAATTTTTCCAGTGATTGCTGCACCAGATCGCGGGTAGATGTCTTCATGATTACCTCTTAGTAGTCGATGTCAGCAGCAGTATCGGTGTTGCCACCGCCAGCGGGTGGACGCTTAAACTTGAAACGCCCTTGGCTGGTTTTGCCAATTTCTTCCACAATGGCGTGGGTTTCTTTTTGAGCATTTTCCAGCGCAGTGAATTTATCGGTCTGGAGCTTTTCCAGTGCCGTGAATTTTTCGGCGGTTTGGGTTTCCATCGCGCTGTATTTCTCCAGCAGCGTTTTGATGTCCGCGCCTACCTGTTTGCCGAAGTCATGCGCGGCTTTCAGCAGGGTGTCTTGTTCTGGGGTCATGTCTTCGGTCTCTTTGATGAAAATGTCGGGTGGGTCAATGCGTTTGGGTGGCACGGGTGGCGTTTTGCCGAATAGGCGTGACAGCAGCCCCTTTGCCGCGAATTCGAGCTTTTCGACGGTTTCCGCGTCCCCCAATTGGATGTCAGGGCGTTGCTTGCTGAATTCCATCTTGTCGACTGCCTTACTGGCGGGGTCGTGCGTGTATGCCAGTCCGTCGAGGTAATAGCGTCCGTCTTCCATTGGGCGCAGCTCGACAGAAAACAAATACGGTACTTCGAGCTGTTCGGCTTCATACATCAGCGCGGCGGTCGGCTTGATACGTGCCAGTAATTGCACGCGCTTGTCATCCAGCACTTGTGTTTTGCAGTCCACTACCGCTCCGCCGGGGTTGTACCAGCGCGAATGGTCGTACCACAGCAATGCCTCCGCCTCTTCGGGATCGTAGGTCTCCGCTGCGGAGGTCAGCCACTCTGGCTTGATAACCCTGCCGTCGCGGGTCGTGCCAGATGTCGCAATGCAGTAATACGGCGATATATAGGTGCTCATGATGGGATAATTGACCGCTACCACCACCGTGGGCAAGCGGTGCGATTTTGTCGGGGCGCAATACAAAAACGCGCCTACGGTAACGCGCCGTGCTGTCTTGCATCATTGCCGCATGAGCCAAAAAAATTACGAAATAGCGCGTGGAATGCACCTTGACGGGCGCACCATGCAGCAAATTGCAGAAGCACTTGATGTGCCAGAGTCGACTGTGCGCGGCTGGAAATCCCGCCACGGCTGGGACACTGCCAGCAACGTCAACGGCATTTTGCAAACCTTGGAACGGCGTATCGACGAACTGTCACGCGCTGACCCTACCCCCGACAACCTCCGCGCCATGCGGATGTATGGCATTGAGTACCGCCAGTACATGCTGATGCACGCTAAGTTGCGGGTGTATGAGCCAACCAAAGGTGGGTGTAGCACTAGCGATAAGGATTTCAACGGCAAGCTGGGCAACCGTGGGCGTAAGTCGAGTGCTGATAACAATTACCTACCACCGGATGCCGTGGATAAGCTGATCGACGCACACCACAGCCGCTTGTACGCCCACCAAAGAATTTGGGATGGCATTGCCAACCACAGCCTAAACCCTGCTACTGGAAAGCCGTCACGGATTATCAATACATTGAAATCCCGCCAAATCGGGGCAACCGATTGGAAATCACACCATTCCGCCGTCGCAGCGGCACGGGATGGACGCAACCAAAACTTCATCTCGGCAAGTCGGGCGCAGGCGTTGCTGTTTCGCGGCTATATCCGCAAGTTTGTGTATGAGGTCACGGGTATCGACCTCAAAGGCGGCGGTGATGCGTCCCCTATGACGATTCGGACGGATGATCACCCGCTGGTTGAACTGCGGTTTTTGTCGGCATCATCAAATTCCGCGCAAGGCCCTCACGGCGATACGATCAACGACGAATATTTTTGGCAGCGGGATTTTGAACGCTTGCGGCGCGTATCGTCGGCGATGGCTACCCATACACTGTGGCGACAGTTCTACATTTCGACCCCATCGACGGTAAATCACCCCGCTTACCCGTTCTGGTGTGGGGAATACGGCAACAAGGGCAAGTCGTTATCTGATCAAATCACGCTGGATATTTCCCACGGGGCATTGCGCCACGGTCGTCATGATCCAGATGGGCAATGGCGGCAACTGGTGACGTTGCAGGATGCGGTCGAGAGCGGGTTTGATTTGGCTGACCCCGAATTGTTGCAGATTGAATATACCAGTGGTAAATGAAAATTCGGTAAAGTTAGACTACCCTCATCCTCAATAACGCTCAAGGATGCCGCCGATGTTGGATTACACGCTTTCCGTTGCAGAATTGGCAACACTTCGCAAAG